GAAGGGACTTGGAGAAACATGGGTGATGCAGTCCAAGCGGCCTCTGCAACTGCGGGTAAGGCTTCACTTTGGGTGAGGATTTCATAATGAAACTGACAGCAGTTAAAAATATGAAATTTATCGATGAAACCGGTGAGCGGATTGATATGGAAATTCAATTGTCGGTTTTCGGTGAAGAATGGTTACCATTCACGGCGAGTAAAAACGACGTTGAAGAGAATGGTCGTAAAATTTATCAAGCGGCTGTGAGCGGTAAACTCGGACAAATAGAACCATTTTAATACAGGAAAGTAGGTTATGAATAAGATGGAAAATCTTAAACAAATGATCAGGGATGTTAATATGGAATTGATCGAAACCGGTAGTAAGGGTGGTGTCGGTATAATGGGATCAATAACAGCAATGACTATTAATGATCTCGCGGGTTTAATTGTAGCTTTTCTGACAGGTGTTTATATGGTTTTACAGATACGTGATAACCTTCATAAACGTAAATCTCTAAAAGAGATCAAAGATAAGAAGGAATAAATGTGCACCGGTACTTATAGAAGAGTTTCACCGGAAGAATTGATGTTTAATCGGGTTTTCCGGAAAATTCGTAAAGATATGATCGATAAAGAAGGTTATGAGTTAAAGGTTTATCGTGACAGTCTTGGGTTCCCGACAGTTGGTATTGGTCACTTGGTTCGTGATGAGGATAATTTAAAAGTCGGTGACAAAATTACAACAGCACAAGCTGAAGAATTCTTCAAAGATGATATAAGCGAAGCAATTTGGGCCGCAATCGAACAAGCTGAAGAGATTGGTGAGTTTGAAGAAGATTTTGTTATGGCATTGACCCACGTGAACTTCCAACTCGGTGTTCATTGGTATAAAAAATGGCCCAATACATATGCGGCTCTGAAGAAAGGTGATTTCCAGAAAGCTATTGATAATATTATGAAAAGCTTATGGAACAGACAAACACCGAAGCGAACCAAAGCGTTTAAAATGGCGTTGCTGCGAGAGATCGCGGAGAATGACCGAAAAGTCATTTCATAAAAAGGTTGTTTCCAACATTTTAAATCTATACAATTGTTTTTGCTGATATCAGCAAAAAACGAAAGGTAAAATTATGAGAGCTTTAGTTCCATATCTTGCAGCAGCGGTGATTGCCGGTGCATCTTTTTTCACTGGTGCCGTAACTGATGTTGGTACAGCAGTGAAACTGGCTTTTGATAAAGAAGCTTTGAAAGTTGAATGTGCAAATCTAATTGAAGGAGAATAACAATGGTACAATTTATTATTGCATTCGGTATTATTTTGGTTGGTGGTCCAGGTCACATTGAAGGCGGTATCGAGGCTGTTGAAGCTAAAGGTGTTAAACCTGCGGTTGAAGCAGCTGTTGAGCAACGTCAACCATATGATTCCGGTACATTGAAAAATTACAAAGGTAATTTCGGTAACCCGTAATGCTTGAAGTCGTTGTTGGTCTTGGTTTGTTACTTTCGATATTTGGTGCGTTGATATATGCATCATACCGAGAACGTAAAACAGGTCGGGACCAACAAAAACTTGATAATGCCGAGGAAGCGATTGAGAATGTTAAAAAAGCCAATAATGCTGCTTCTGATTCTTCCTTTGATGATGAGTTGCAGCAAAAATACGGTCGTAAATGATTATTGTCTGATTACCAAGCCCTCACAATTAAACGTTGAGGGTCTTCGTGTATTTGATTGCCTATGCGCGGATGAACCGGTCAATCCGGAGTGCAGATGAGCGATTTATCCCATCTATCCAATGAAAAATTAGAAGAAGAGTTAATTGTTGCCCACCGATGGGATCTTATCGGTAAGGCCAAGAATAACATGGGTGATTATTGTCACCTGATGATGCCTGATGTCGAGGATCCGGATGATTCACGAAAGACAGAGTATCAACGTGCCGGTCACGCTAATATGCTTTGCGACATCGTTGAGAGATTTGAAAGTGGGAAGTCAAAACGAGTAGCTGTATCAATCCCACCACAACACGGAAAGACAATTCATTTATCTCAAATCGGATTATCGTGGATTTGGGGTAAGAACCCGAGAAAGAATATTCTTGTCGTAACTTACAACCAGACAAGAGCCGATGAACTAGGTCATGAATTTCGTCAGATGATCCGTGACAAACCAACCTTTCGTCAAGTATTCCCAGAAGTTGAATTTCAAGCTGATGCAAAATCTAAATCCTTCATGCAGAACAAAGCAGGTGGTAAGATATTCTTCATTGGTGTCGGTGGTACGATCACGGGCCGTACAGCTGACTATATCATTATTGATGACCCGTTTAAAGGAGACGATGATGAGTTCACTGAGGGTCATTTGGAAAAAATCTGGTCATGGTTTTACAAAGTCGCCTATTCCCGAGCGTCCAACCGCACCAAAATCTGCGTCATTCACACACGGTGGAATGAAGATGACCTCATCGGGAGGCTATGCGATCCAACCCATCCCGAACGCAACAAAAGGTTCAGAGGAATTGCCGACGATTGGGAATTCATGAATATACCCGGCGTGATACGGGACGAAAGATTAGCAAATGCTCTTGATTTGAATTTGACGGTACCTAAAGATCACAAGGTTATCGAACAATTTGGTGATCAACCATGTACGGCGTTGTGGCCTAAAGAGAAGTCATTAGAGTTTTTTGCGCAATGGAAGCGTGGTGACCCACGATCGTTCTCGGCACTTGTTATGGGTTCACCGACACCCGATGATGGTATGTATTTCAGTCAGGACATGATGGTTGAATATATGCCTGAAGATTTACCGGCAAATTTACGTATTTATGGTGCATCTGATCACGCCGTTTCGGAAAAACAACAGCGTGATAAAACCGTTATCGGATGTGTTGGTATCGATGACAATGATGATATATGGATTTTACCGGATCTGGTTTGGGACCAAATGGAGACTGATCGAACGGTTGAGGAACTGATCTCAAAGATGAAAAATCACAAACCATCTGTGTGGTGGATGGAATCCGAACTTATTTCCAAGTCATTTGGTCCGTTTTTACGTAAAAGGATGATTGAAACCCAGACATATACATTAATTGACCCGGTGATACCGACAAAGGACAAAATGTCAAGAGCGCGGTCAATTCAGGGTCGAATGTCTATGCGGAAAGTGAAATTTCCGGCTTTCGCACCGTGGTACCAGGACGCAAAAAACCAATTAATGCGGTTTCCTCATGGAGCGAACGATGACTTCGTTGACTGGATAGCATGGATTGGGTTAGGATTGGTCAAAGAACTTGCGGCCACAAGTTATCGTCCACCCAAGAATAACACTCCCAAAACAGGCACAGCGGGTTGGGTTATTAACGCGAGTGAACAACAGAAACGTCGCGATTCTATTATTAAGAATTCTAAAGGTTGGTAAATGGACGAAAACTTATCACTAGAGAATATGATGGACACCTCATCAGATGTTTCTGCATCCGGTGTACAGCGCGATACGCCTCAACTCGAAGAGGGTGAACGCCAGGCCGTCGAAAAAGCACAACGTAAAATATTATCGGCTAAGAAATACTTCAGTGATGACTTCAAGCGTATGCGCGAGGATATGAAAATCGCGTATCAAGGTGCGACGGATGATTGGGTCAAGGAGGGTAACTTTACAGTACCGATTATCAAGCGTTATTTGAACCAGGCCGTAGCATCTTTATATGCCAAGAACCCGACAGCTGAAGCAGAAAAACGAAAAACACTCGATTACCAATTGTGGGACGGTAAACCGGAGACAGCGGTTGCGGCGTTACAAGCATACGCAGCAGGTGATGAAAGTGTTTATCCGTTGATTATGGAGATTGAAGAAGGTCGCAAGCTTCATGAAATGATGGTCAAGATCGGTAAGACTCTCGAAGTTTTGTTCGATTATTATGCAAATGAGCAAAAACCGCGCTTGAAACCGTTGATGAAATCATTTGTACGTCGTGCCAAGACATGTGGTGTTGGTTATATGATGCTCAACTTCCAACGTAAATACGATAAACTTTCACCGGACCAAACTGCTTCATTAGCGGATTCACGTGAAAAATTAGCTGAAGTTAAACGTCGTATGCAGGATGCGGCCGATGGTGAGATTGATCCGGCTGATCAAGATCAGGCATATGAGCTTGAAACGATGATTAATGATCTTACGCAAAAATCTGAAAAGATTTTACGTGAGGGACCGGTGTTCTTGTTCCCTAAAGCTACTGAGATCATCATTGACCCGCGTTGTACCGAGATCATGGGTTTTATCGATGCAGGGTGGATTGCTCGAGAGTTCCACAAATCACCGGAAGAAATACAGAAATTATATGATATTGATATAAAGAAATCCTTCACACCTTATCGCGATAACGGTGCAGAGGAAATGGCAGAATATCATCGTCGTTGTCATGACAGTGATGATTCCAGTACCCGTGATGAACAAGGGTTGGTTTGCGTTTGGGAAGTTTACAACAAGGAACTTGGTCAAACATATACAATTGCTGATGGTTACCCTGGTTATTTGGTCAAACCGAAAGAACCGGATTACTGGATGGAAGGTTTCTGGCCTGTATTCGCTTTGTCGTTCAATCAGACCGAGAACGAAGAGAAACTCTATCCATTGTCAGATACGCACGATCTAAAACACGTGCAAATGGAATATAATAGATCACGCGAATACCGCAGATTGCACCGAGAAGCGAATAAGCCAAAATATGCAGCAATCAAAGGTCGTTTGACTGAAAATGATAAACAATTACTACAAAGTGCACCGGCTCATGCTGTAATTGAGTTCGAATCACTTGGGCAAGGTGAGACGGTTGAAAGCCTTGTTCAGCGTTTCCAAAGCGTACCGATTGATCCGGCGCTTTATGAGACTAATTCTGAAATGGAAGATGTTTTACGTATTGTTGGTGCGCAGGAGGCCAATATTGGTGGTACCAGTGGTGCGACAGCAACGGAGAGTTCTATCGCTGAAGGTGGTCGTATGACATCACTGTCATCCAATGTTGATGACCTGGATGAGTTCTTAACAGATGCGTTTGGTGCGCTTGGTCAGTTAATGTTGATGGAGCTATCAAAAGAAACGGTTATGGAAATCGTTGGTAAAGGTGCGGTCTGGCCCGAGCTTGATCGAGAAACGATTGCTAAACAGGTATTCTTGCGCATTCGGGCCGGTTCATCAGGTAGACCGAATAAAGCGGCCGAGCTTGCCAATATGGAACGCGGTATGCCTTATCTTATTCAACTTCCGGGTGTTAACCCATATCCGCTTGGTCAACGCTATGCTGATCTGCTTGAAATCGATCTTGATGACATCATTCAAGAAGGAATGCCGTCAATCCAAGCTATGAACACAATGACAGGTCAGGCACAAGCCGGTGCCGGTACTGAAGATGATCCGGCCGCACAAGGTGATGAGGGTGTAAATAATGCACAATCGACTGACCCGAATGAACCTGGTAGTCAACCTGCGTACCCGGCTGAGCAACAGGTTATGACGTTTGATGACAGAGGGGAGCTTGTATAATGAAAAAAGCTAAACTTTCAAACGGTCAGATGTTGATGTTTCCGGAAGATACTTCGGATGACGCTATTAAAGGGTTGGTGAAAAAGATCAGTAAGAAAGCTGACGATGTTCAGTGGGATCCTGGCCACGTTAAGGCGTTGATTAAAGAATTAACGAATGCTCAAGGTGAAATTGACATAAAAAGAGCCGAGATTGATCATTTTGGTCCGGCTATCGAGAAGCAAACCAATCAACTTGTTAAAGTAACCGAGGCCATCAAATCAACTGTTGAAAAGGTCACATCAAAAGATGATTCTGTAAAAGATAAAAGTGTTAAAGAATTCGCACCGGTTTTAAAGAATTTGACCGGTCAGATTATGCGGATTGCCGAGAACTTACCGACATTATCTAAGAATACCAAAGACTTGAACTCTTCTATTACATCTCAGTTACAGAGAAATACTGATGTTTTAAATAATTTGGTGAAATTGCAGCAAGAAAATAATACAATACTTAAAGAATTGGTCGAGGCTACGAGATCAAGTAAACAGATTGTACGTGATAAAGACGGATTTATTACTGGTGTCAAAAACTCATAAGGATATAAATTATGGCAGTATCAATTAACTTTTATGACCATTTCCTCGAAAGGCTCGGTGATGGTGGTTTTGATATGGATAACGACACATTCAACATTGCGTTGATGAATTCAAGTCACACGTTCACAGCCGCAAACACTTTATGGTCGCAAGTATCCGCAAATGAAATCGCGAACGGTAATGGATACACAACAGGTGGTCAGGCGCTAAGTTCAGTTACATGGGGTCAGACCGGTGGAACAGTTACTTTTGATGCGGCTGATGTTTCATGGACAGCCAGTGGTGGTGATATCGGCCCAACAACCGACGCAGTAATTCGTGAGACATCGGGCGGGTTGCTTGTTTGCTCCATCGATTTTGATGCGTCACTTACAGCAGCTGATACAGCCGATCTTCTTATCACGTTGAATGCGAGTGGCATCTTCAATATAAGTTAAGGAGGTCGAAATGGCCTCAACTGGTTTCATATATCCAACAACAGTAGATGTCTCAAACAATCTAACTAATCCTAGTAATGCGCTTGCTAGTGATAATGCATATGCTACTGCTGATATTTTTGGTGGTGACTCAGGTGCTTATGTAGAAGTCAGTGGTTTTGATTTTGCATCTCTTATTCCATCTGATGCTACGCTTGATGGTATTGAAATTGCAGTTGAAGGATATACTGAGACATCAAGTCTTACGTTGTTGGCTAGATTAAACAACGAGTCAGATCATCAACAAGTAATGTCAGTCTCCGGTACTGAAGATACGCAAACAGACGGAGGACCATCTGACGATTGGCTCGGCTTCACCCTAGCTGAAATTAGAAATGCTTCTTTTTCTGTTCGAGTTTGGCAGGTTGCGGGTTCAGGCTCCGCAGGACAATTATGGTATCTTGATTCTATCGCAATCAATGCTTATTACACCCCTGCGGGTGGTGATCAAGAAGTAGTTGTTCCGGCTAAGACATTCACCCTAACAGGTTTTACACCAACAGTGACTGTGCCCAGCGGTTGGTACGATACTGATTGGGCATATAGGATTCCATTCACAGTACCGGCTTCAGAAGTTGCGAGTGATTTAACAGACTTCCCGATCACTGTTACCAATGATGGATTACCTGCAAGCTTCTTCACTAATGTACAGAGTGATGGTGGTGACATTGTTGTCACTGATTATGACGGTAATAAGTTACCACTCGAATTGGTTCACATAGATACTGCGTCAAGTGAGCTTGAGTTGTATTTTAAGGATGACCTCAGTTCAACTGTTAATAACCAATTCTACATTTATTACGGGAATGCAACAGCGACCGAGACAAACTCAACAAATACATGGAACAGTAACTATCTAGCTGTCTATCACCATCAGGACACTGACGGAACTGCCAATTCAATTGAGGATTCAACCAGTAATAATCGAGACGGTGATCCAACCTCCATGAATGCAAGCAACCTCGTTGAAGGTGCATATGGTGGAGGTAACGCACTCAACTTCGATGGTACGAGTGATTATTATGACTTGACTGGTTATTCATTTAATGTCGGAAATTCTTTCACACTCAGTGCTTGGGTAAATGGTGATACGTTCGATACAGGGGATAACGCAATTATTGCCCATGATGGAACCAATTTCATCTTTGACTTTAACGACGATGATTCCATCAGGTTGAGAACAAATTCAACACCAACAAATGTCGAGTGGCCTGTCACAACAACCAGTTATGAAGGTGTTTGGAGTCATGTGACGGTTGTTAGCACCGGATCTGTGTATAGGCTTTATGTCAACGGAGTATTGGATAGTCAAGAAACTCCAGGTACAGCACCGTCATCAGCAACCGTCACACCCCGAATTGGTGCCCGAAACGGTGGTGCAGGTGCATTTGACGGGCAGATTGATGAAGTCAGGATTTATAACGGCGTACTGAGTGCGGACTGGATTGCAACGGAATACGCTAACCAAAATGATCCTGCGAATTTTTATACTGTTGGTGCTGAAGAAGATGCACCAACAGCTGAAGATCAAGTTGTTAATGTCCCGTCTCAATCGTTCACCTTAACGGGTTTTGCACCTTCGGTCGTGGTGGACCAAGTTGTTAATGTCCCATCTCAGTCGTTCACCTTAACGGGTTTTGCACCTTCGGTCGTGGTGGACCAAGTTGTTAATGTCCCGTCTCAGTCGTTCACCTTAACGGGTTTTGCACCTTCGGTCGTGGTGGACCAAGTTGTTAATGTCCCGTCTCAATCGTTCACCTTAACGGGTTTTACACCAACTGTTGAAATCATAGAGGGTGATCAAGTTGTTAATGTCCCATCTCAATCGTTCACCTTAACGGGTTTTGCACCGGATGTATCTGTAAGAGTGAACCAACAACCCCGAAGAAGAAAAGGCACAGGTGGGACGTTACGTCTTAAAGAACCGAATTATGAAATTATACCGTCCAGAGACTTCTTGTTAGAGGAGTATGGGCACAAGCGCAGACAATTATTAGATGAAGAAGCTATGATACTATTGTTAATTTGACTTTATGGTATCGTTCTGAGATTATATTTTAGGATTTTATAAGGAAAAATTTATGCCTAGAAACGAAGATTTTAATTACAACAATTATCCGGGTGTACCCTCCGGCCTTGAAACCGTAAGTGTTAGTGATAGTGCTACATATTCCGGTGTTAAAGGTTTTGTTCCGGCTACCGATGGTACGATCGCGGTTGACATGGAAGATGGATCTAGTGGAACAATTGTTGTAAAAGCCGGTATTGTTTATCCAGGCTCATACACGAAATTCAAATCAACCGGAACAACAGATGTGACCGTCTTTTCTTC